ATCTACCAGTTTTGGCCCGACCTAAACTCTCATCTCGTAAGAGAACTATACCCATTTTGAGCAACATCTTTTTTATGAAATCGTCAGGTATACCCAGATGGTCAGTCCTGTTGCTAAACGTTCTCCCGATGCAGGGTTCACGATTTCACTCATGATATATGGCCTAGATGTTTCCTGTTAGAGCTTGACAAAACGCAGTGATTTTCCGGACATCTTCTCGGTTCTTGATCCGGATCTTTCCCACTGCACGATAGCCAATAAGGCGGATGACTGAATCAGCTCTCTCGAACTTGCCGATGATAGTCTCAACTTGAGCAAGAGGGGTAGCACTCCATGCCCTCACCAACAGGGGAACGGAGATGGTATCACTCGAGATCAGCTGACTGGCTATCTCTGTGGCATGTCTGATGAGTTCATCAGCAGTAGATCCTTGCACGAATCTTGCGAGCATAGGTTCTCTTTGCACCAGATTCTGGATCACGTATCGAGTCAGTCGAGACTCTATGAGGGAAGGACCAGCAAGGGCCACTCGGGTGGGATCTCTCAAGACGCTCAGTGGTTCTCGTTTCAACACGGGGCTAGTTAGGATTGCCTTGATCGCTGGACGTAGACTCTTGTAGGCTCGAGCTGCGCGATTCAAGATTGAGACTCCTTCTGCTGTGAGATTCGTTACACAGGTAGTAACCAGCCCTTGAAAACTCTGAGTCCCAAGACCACCAAATGACTTGGGCATATAGCACATGATCGACCAGGTAGTGGGGTTGAGACCAGTGAGGAGACTCCGCTGAAATCTACTATAGTTCCTCCCGATGTTCACTAGGTATATGGCGTATACAGAGAAGGGATGCGCACCTCCTTTCAGGGCTCCTTGACAGGCAGCGAATATAGCATCGTTCGCCTCAGGGAGAGAAGCTACAGGGTTCGAGTAGTCACTAGTGATCTTCATGGCTGCTTTGATCCCCTGCGGTACTTTAGCACCCTCCAGATAGAAATGAGCCAGGATCTCGCCACCTTTCTCACTGATAACCACCTTCCGGTTGTGAACTTCTTGCCCACCAGCTTCATAGATCTCCTTCAACACCTCTAGGAACTCAAGGGCATTAGCTTTGGCTGTGTCTCCAGTACCAACAGCTTCGATCTTCACAGCTCCATCATCGATGAAAACCACCAGATTGCTCTTACCAGCGATCAGTCCCTTCTTTAGTGCCTGGCGACACGTGGCCCCTAGCATGTCCGCATGATACATCGTAGCCATTCTGCCTCTGTACCCTTCCAAGTCAGCACCTTGGTTTTGGTATTTGATCACTACATCATCAGTAGTAGACAAAATGACATCGTTGCAGCCAATAGACGCTAGCTTTGCAAGGCGCGGATCACCATAGACTTCTGACCAATAGTTATGGTACTCACTCACCTGTGCCCCATCAGACTTTGG